GCGACCTTCCAACTGCTCATACCTTTGCTGGCACAAGTCAACATGTGCTTCTAAATTTTCTTTCTCTAGCTCAGTGGCTCCCGCCATCTCTCTTCTCCATTATACCCTTCTCTGGGCAATTAGTAAACTCTTTTGGTTAGCCTAATGAATGGATGCCTTAATATGCCTTTACATAATTTTATTTATACACTAACCATCAATAAGAAATATGGTGTTTTTATACACCTCATCTTTGGTAAGAACTATATTGTTATGTATTAAACCTGTTTCGTCCAAGTCAGTAATAATGGGTAAAAAATCTAAATCATCTATAAGCATGGCTTCGGTGAAAGGAAAGTCACTTTCTAACTTCATAGACCAATAACGATTTTTTGATTTGTTTGCACTTCCAAAATTTATTGTATCAACTTCAGATACACAATCTAACAATAGAACATTGGCTCTTAAACTACACGCCTGTAAAATAGTATCGTGATTGTTTTGTTGCTTTATTAGTTTAATATCTGGACCCTTCCGTGTAAGTGTTTCAGTAATATCCACAAGGGTTTTCACAGTTATGATCATACATTATTTAAGATCATAAAAAAAGAGCCACTGTAAAAGTGACTCTTCTTTTTTTATGTAACGCTAAATTATACGTTGTCTGTAAAATCTGCTAGTAATGAAGATGTTACACCTGTTGTACCAATACCAAAGTTTGAAGCGGCTGTAAATGCGCCTGAACCTTGAATTGCTACTTGAACTGCATCTGTTGTACCACCTGTGAATACACCTGACTCAGTTAGTACACTTACACCTGCGACTGTGTGTGCATCATTTGTGCCTGCTACATCGCCAGCTGCTAGATACAATAGAGCTGCATCTAATTCTGCTTGTGTCATGTTTGTTTTTGCTAGACCAATGATTCTAGTACGGATCCCTAAACCATTACCGGCTTTGGACTCACCTGTTGCTGTAATTGCGGCCATTTTTTTCTCCTTATCTTAATGTCCTCACGTAAGCTCATTACGTGTTAATACATATGTATTTAGCATACACCGGAAAAAACCGGTGATAATGCAAAAAAAAGGAGGTAAAAGTTACTTATTTTGCTGTTTGGCTTTGTTATGTATGGTTCTAAGCATGCCTACGTATGCAGGACCTGCCGCAACAATATCATTTAACATCTTTACAGCCGGAGCATATGCTTGCACTAAATTTCCAGGTATGGCTTGTCCTCTACCTGTCATTTCTACAAATTTACGTGCTAAAAATAAGTTTTCAGATCCTACAATAGATTTATACCAAAGTAAATCTTTTGAGTCTATTGTCATATCTGGAGTAGAAACTGTAGGCTCATTATCTCTTACAGCTGAAGTTTCTAAGTCACGAATAGATGCGAGTTTTTCAAGATCATCTATAATGTCACTTGAGCGTAGTTTTGCTCTACACGCAAATAATAATTTAGTAACGAACTTTTTCTTATCAATTGTGCTTAGACCTTGCCAAGTGCCTAATGCTCTACGTATCTGTTTATAATCACTATTGACTATACCTAGTTCATTCTCTAATCTTACGAACAGTTGAGCAGTGTTTTGTGGTTGTTGTCCGTAACTTAGTTTAGTAATAAATCCGTTTAGTTGCATAGTTGGAAGTGTGACAGTTTTACGTTTCTGTTTTGCGGCCCCTGGGTCTTTTAATTTGCTTAGAGCTTTTTCGTCGCCAGTAACGTAGTATATAAAATTGTATAAATCAGTGCCTTGACTTCTAAAATATCTATAGCTATCATAACCACTAGTCTTTTTGGCATAAGCTCTCACAGTATTTGTAAATGTAGGATACTTTCTTAAAAGATCTAACACAAGCATTGTGAGATATAATCTTTCACAACAGTCAGTATAGGTCAAAACCCTAGCATTGCTAGAATCCCTAGTCATCCTTGCTTCGTTGATATCTTTTATAAATTCCATCATGTTACAAATATTTTTGTGAAAACACTGCACCTATTTGTTTATAGTCTTTGCTGTCTACAAAATCATGTAGGGTTTTAGCCATCTGTAACTCTCTTGTAAATTTTAACTTAACTTGTGGCTTTATTTGATCGGATCTCAAAAGGTTACGAAGCTCAGCGGCTTGCTGAGGATTTACTTCAATCTTTTCACCGTCATCAGTTGTTACATGGGTCAAAGGATCTGCTCCACCTCTGGTGTCAATAATTTTTCCTAATTGATCAAATATTGGGTCTTTCTCAAAACTTTTGCCCATATCTCTTTCATCATCGTCCATTTCTTTGCCATAGTCTTTCATGTCAAAGTCATCAAATGTGCCTTCTTTTACTATGTCTTTAATACGCATATTATCTCTCCACTGCTCTGTTGGCCTTAGAGAAATACTCTCTAGGCACTAGTTTCATGTCACCTTCAGGATGTGCTAATACATAGCCTTCTCCACCTTCGCCGTGACCTTCGATTGATTGTTTGACGTCACTATCATGTGCATCAAATTGACGAATGATATCGTCTTTTACTTGCATAATTTTAGTATGCAAATCCCATAAAGCGTTGTATCCAACTTTGTGTGTTTCAATATACTCTGCTATTCGTTTTTTCTTTACTTCGCTTATTCCTGCTTTGCCTTTTAACCATTGTAAAAAATCTTGACCCATTGCTGTCATACCGGTGTCTACTTTACTGTTTGTGTAGTTATATAGTATTTGGCTAAAGTCTGACATCTTAAGTTCTTTAAGGCGAGATTTATTAAGAAAATCGTCAATTGGACCTTTGTATTTAGAAATAGCCTGTTTAAGTTCTAGAATAGCTTTGTTATCAATTTTTGCTGTCTTTTGCACTGTAACTGGTGGTACAGCAAATACATCTTTCCCTTCAAAGGATTCGAATGTTCCTTGAGGTAGTGCAGACTCTTGACCTTGCTCATCCATCATTCTGTGTATAACAACACCAGTACGGCTTTCGCCTATACGTTTACCCATATCACTATTAACATCTACACTGTAGGTTACAATTTGCGGTTTGAAGACGTACTTGCCGTCTTGGACAGGTGGTGTGCTAAAATATAACAAGTCGCCTTTATAGTATCCTCTAAAATCTTTTGGTATTGCATTGTCAAACATTGGCATTATGCTTGCCATGTTGGCACCTAGTTGTTTGTATCCTTCCGGATCTTTACGTGCGCCGGGGCGGGCCATAAACATTTTTTGTACATCATTTCTTGTTGTTGTTCTTCCGTCATATCCTTTTGCGACAAATCCTGATTTGTCTGTGAGTACGATTCTTCCATCCTCATTGCGCCCAAAAATGATTGCGGGAGATCCATCCCATTTAAGTGTGACATCTTCAACTCCTTGTTCTAGTTTTTCAAGGCTGTTCAAGACACGAACAGCTCCTGCACTGCCGTCATAAAATAGAAAGTCTTCTGCGTGTTGGATGCGAGCTTCTGCTTCAACTAAAGGCTTTCCTATGATGTTTTTAAATTCTACGAATCTCATAGCATTCTCACACTGTTTAACATCATTCCGCTTAGTTCTTTAATTCTTCCTAATTGTTTGTCTTCTAATGTTTGCTCTTCGCTTTCAGGGAGTGTCTTGCCTTCTTTTTCTAATGCAGCTTCAAATGGAGCAACAAGTTCATCATAATTAGGATCATTTCTAATGTAAGCAATCATACTTTCAACTGTATGTGTATCCTTTTCTGTAGCACCTGGACCCAATAATATTTCTGCTATCTTGTCCCACGTGTCAGCAACAACCTCATCACCTTTGTTCGGATCAACTAAACCAAACTTAGGACTCATTTTATATCCGCGGCCTCTTGCCAAGCTGGCTAACAACATTGCTCTAAATGCTCCGCCATAGTCTTCAGTACCACCACGCTTTGCACCTCGTTGAAAGTCGGGCTTCGTTGTAAACATGAAGTCAGTTTGTACAAAACCGTTGTTAGGATCACCTTTGATAGGAGTACGAAAATGGACTTGATCGCCTGCTTTATGTATCCAACCATTCTCTTTCTTTCTACCAACGTTCATAATATCTTCATCAGCAATGCCTTGGCTCTTACACCAAGCAGTTAGCTTATCAATTAATTCTTGTTGTGAGATTTTGTTTGCATCAGTGTTAATATCTAAGTCGCCAGATGAATTTTTTAGAAACTTTCCGCTAGGATGTGTTCTTTTACCTGTAGTGCCTAGGAGATCTTGCTCATCTATTTCAAAACCAACAACTTTTTCTAGCCACTTGATAGTCGGATCAACGTCCGGAG